ATACTTGCATTACTGTGATTATTATTACACACTGGGGAATGATTCGCAATCCACCCCTAAATTAATCGCTTACCTTTATCATTGCTCTTGTAAACATAAATCATCTTCATTTCAGATAAAATATCATTATATCTGATACAAGTCCTCTGCGACATCATACCTGCTTGTGTAGCAATATACTCTATTGACATAGTGCTGATCTTCCCTTGTAGATTTTCCATGCAATATCTCATGCTTTTAGACCAATTAAACGTACTAATAAGAGCGACAAAATATCTTAGCATTGAAATCTTTTTCTTCATAATTTCATTACAGGTAAGAATCTTATGTACTTCCTCTGGATAGACAAACATAAAATTCTCCTTTTCTGTGTCCAGACGCATATTTGCCATATCAAGAAGATACTCATATGAAGTTTTGGTGCTGAAATCCTGTAATATATCAAGCATATTCGCAAATTTCAACTCATAGATACCTCTTTGCAACGAATCAAGCAATACCTTCTCATATTTCTCCTGAGAACCCACAAGGACATATGCCATTCTGTTCAAAGACACACAATCCACTGATGAGGTTTTATTATATAGTGGTATACTTTCATCAATAATTGTCCTCAGTGCCATATAAGCCAATACACCATCTTGTGTTAATGCTGTTCCTGTAACCAACCCTTTGTTCAAAAATAATTTATCCATTTTTTGCACTCCTTTTTGCGTATTTTTTGTTGTGTTTTTCTAGGGTGACAACAACCACCGTAAAATGACTGTTGTTGTCCAAAATATAGTGACAACAGGACAGATAGAATTGCTGTTGCTGTCACACTTATAAGTATGAGATGTTAGTAAGTAAGAAAATTAGATATAGGAACTCATTTGCAATGAGTTTTCATCTTTGCTTACATATACTACTTCTCTTTATTCTCTTTGATTTTCTTCAATAAATTTTCATCATTTCTAAAGATGAATACACTTCTTTTTCCATCAGGATCATTCTTGTCTGGTTTAATATCAATCAAAGTAAATCCATCTTTTAATAATTCTCTCGCTGTTTTAGCCGTAAAAATCGTAATCGCTTTCTTTTCCATGTTCCAATATCTCCTTTTGAAATCTTTTCTTTCTGTTGGTATGCAATTTTTCATTTGCTGTTACATACATAATTTCTTCATCTGATAACTCTTTCTCCATTTGGAGAAGAAGTTCCATTAAATATTCATTCATCTTTTTGTGTCCTTTCTATCTGATATAGTAGTTACCACACTAAAAAGCATAGTAACTACTTCTATATTCTCTTTTTAAAATTCAACTTGTACTGAATAATTTACATATCTTTTATTTGTAAGCGCATAGCAAAAAGGCTTCTCACAAATAGTTTTTATACTACTTGGAAAGCCTTTGATTTCTTTTGCAATATCTTGAAATACTGCTTTTCTATAAAATTTTTCTTTTGGCAGTTCTATTTCAATATCTGTTTCCCATGCTAATAATTCATTGATACCATCAATATCTATCTGTGTTGACAAGTAACCTTCTTTGGACGTAATTTTTCCATGACCTTTAGATTTTTTATGAATACCATATTTAATCGCTATATTTTCAAATTCCTGTTCTTCATGGTTCTGTTGACATTCAAAAAACTCAGGCAAATCCAATACATCAATCATCCATTTCCTATTCTGATTATGAAAACCATGAAAGTAACTATAATAACTGCTATCTATTGCAAGTAAAAACATCATCAATTCTTCTGATAACCCTGTTTTGGGTAAATCATATAATGACCACAACAGTAATACCGTTGATAAATTATATTTATTCGTATATATTCCTCTATGGATTCCACAAAGATTATTAAAATTTACACTTTCTGGATTTGGTGCATCACCACCCATAAATTTGCATAAATGATTGTCAAAGCATTTTCCTTCTGCTCTGGCGAAATCTACTCCAATGGCTTCATGTAAATTTCCTTTTACTGTTCCCAAATAATCCATAGTCTTATGTGGATTTGCTTTAAATAAAAATATTTGTTCTATATCCCAATCTTTTACTTGCTTCAAAATTGCACATCCCAAGAGTGAATCAATATCATCTGTCAAAATAAGTCCATATTTTTCTTTACTGTCAATCCAACTGTTTTTATCTGTAATTTTGTTCCTGTAACTTTCGTTCATTTTTTGTACCACTAAAGGGATGGAGGTCCCAAAAGTGATATGATTCAATAAAATAATTTGCTTGTATAGACTATTCCACCCCTTTCCTTTCTTTATTGCTTTAAGATGGAACTTTCCACAAGATTTTGTGGAATGTAAGATTGCTCTTTACCGAGCATAAGAATTATAAAATTTTAATATTTTCTCATATAATGGGGGAACCAGATTAAATTCCCCCTTTTCCCAACGACAGATTGCAGATTTGCTACATTTGACATTATCAGCCACCTTTTGTTGAGAAATTTCTTGACTTCTTCGCCAACTGCGAAATTCTGAACCTGTCACTTTTTTTCTCCTATCCGTTGTGATCTGATACTTCGTAATATGCCCAAGACAAAACATCCATAGGAATCCACACTGAGCCATCTATCCATTGTTGGGCAAATTCAGTAGCATACAGAAAAGCATTACTTTCCACCGTATCATAGTCAATAAATTCTTCTATATTAAGCATATCCATTTCACTGTAATACCCATCAATTTCTGCTTGTAATTCTGTTGCTGTTGCCCTCAACGCTTCTACTTGTTCCAATAGTTCCTGCGCTTCTTGCTCCAATGCCTCCGCTTCTGCAATTAGTTCTTCCGCTTCTTCTGGATTTTCTGCCCACTCTGCTTCATCCCTTAAACTTTCGGCTTCTTCCTGTAGTTCCTGTGCCGTCTGTTCCAACTGCTCCGCTTCGTTCAAACACTCATTCATTTCTGCTGTAAGCATATCAATGATACCAAGATAATAGTCAACCCATTCCTGATAAATTTGCTCCGCAATATCGTGTTGCTCTTTGTATGAGCGTTCATAAGCATCACATTCATAACCGTTTTCTTCCTTATCAAGAGAAAACGTATCAACAATATCTTCAGCAGATGAATGTGCATTGATGATATTCCCAAATGTAATCGCACCATAACCACCTGCAAAACCACCTCTTTTTTGATGACTTCTGTTCCACTTTTGGGTGGCTTTAAAATATCCAGTTCTGCCTTTGCCTGTGATTCCATGACCTATATTGGTAAATACTTGTGATAGTTTTCCCATGCACTCACCTACTTTTCAGTAGTTTTCTTTTTTGCGTTTGCTTTAGGTGTCTTTGGCAATGGTTTTCCAATGTTGTAGCAACAATTCAGCCAACCATGATATACCTGTTTAGTTGGAATTTCCTCACCAGATTCTACCATGCCGACATATCGAGTAGAAACATTACACCAATCTGCAATATCCTTCTGCGTTTTCTCATGTGTGTACCTTAAAAATTTTAATCTATCTCCTGATAACATATTCAGTCCTCGCTTTCCTACAAAAAATGGGGCAACCTTTCACACAGAAAAGTCACCCCACCTTTATATTTTTACCCAATAAATCTGTCGTTTCATTGGGTGGTTATTATTTTAACTTTTTCTGTGTTTATTCACCATCACTGGCTGTTGGCAATACCGTTTTTGCATAAACAATCGCTTCATCATCAGTAAGAGCCATAGCATAGAACTGAGATAAATAAATTGTAGTCTGCCTAAGAGACGCATCACGAGATGCTTCCGCAAATGGAGATTCTTTAGGAATAATGCTGATAGCATTTTTCTTCATCATAAGAAGAAATCCTTCCTGATTTGTGCTGTCATAAAGACGATCTGACAGGATCACAGGAATATTGAGAAATGTTCCAATGCAGCCATTTACCGCAATGCCGTTACCCTCTTTTGTCATGGACAAATCTAGTTTGACGAACATATCCATTTTATAGAAAGAAGGTGCAAAAGAACTATGTACTACGATAGCATCAAAATCTGCGGAATCCCGATCATCACCATACATTCCCAGAATGGCAATAAGTTCATCTTGTGTTACAGTATTCTTTGTTGCAAGTTTATATTTTAGCGGAGATTCAAGCGCACAAGAGATTGCATCCGTATCATACTTCCTTGCTACCCCTACCGCCTGTTGGCTTGCTGCTTCGTCAATAGCGTTTCCAAGTTCGACCTCATCATCATAGTCAGCCACTTTGACTGCCGGTGCTTGAATCGCCTTGATAGTAGCGGTTGTGCTTGTCTGCTTCATCTGAGTTACGTCCATTGGCTTAGAAATATCCCAGTCCTTAGCATCCCCTACATAAGCCCATTTGGGCATTGTCAGCGTCTCACCGACTTTTCCATGTAAATCTCCAAGATGAACAAGAAACTGTGCCACCTTGCATTTTCCTGCAATCTTTTCCCTGACTAACTGTGCATAAACGTCAGGCACAATTACATTTTTGTTAATTGTATTCGCCATAAATTATTACCTAATTTAACCTTTCTTTAATTTCATTTACATCATTTTTGATCTCATCTAAATCTGATTTATAAGTTCGTAAAACTTCCACAAATTCACTATTGGTCTGTGTCAATCGCTCGTTTGTTTCCTGTGACTGTGCTACAACAGAATATAACTTATCCTCTCGCTTTTCGTTCTGCTCCTGTTGACGTGTCCATATCTTCCATATGAACCACCCAAGAAACAAGACACACACTATCGGAAATCCCAACGAACTTATCAACGTCTGAATTGTATTAGCGTCCATTTACACCATCCTTTCTACTTAGAAAGTGCCTGATACAATGTAGGATTTTCCTGATAAAGTTTTGCTCTTTCAGAATATGACATTTTCCGAAAATCCTCTTTACTAACCCCTTTGTTGGTTTTGTGATTCCCTGGCTTATTACTTCCACTGAGAAAGTAGTTACCAAACAAAGCCCCTACTTCCTCAATGGTTTTATCCATATCATCACCAACACTAAGATACTTTGCTAATCCTTCTGGCAATTCCTTTTCCTTTAATTTCGCCGCCACACTCATTGTCTTTTCTTTGTTAGCAAGTTCTTTCTCTTTGTTTTCGAGGGCAGTAATGCGTTCCTCTAATGCTTTTTCCGCATCAGATTTTTCAACTGGCTTCAGTTTAGCAAGTTCATCATTAGCAGTTTTAAGTTTCTGGCTGTAATCAGTCCTTACCTTATCTGTCTCTGACTGAACATATTTCTGAACAAGAGCCATCTGCTCCTCTGATAAATTCAATTCTTTAATATCCATGTATCTCCTTCCTTTGTTGCAGATATTTCTCCCTAAGTCTTAGTTAGTCACTCTGCCCCAAAATAACATTTACTCAACTTTGTTGAGTTGAAAATTTTTTTGAAAAAGTAGTTGACAACACACATACGCTCCTGTATAATCTAATGTATAAAAGTGTTTCTATCTTTCTCATAGTACAAAATAAAAATATAGGAAACATCAACAGTACAGGGATTTGTTGGTGTGTTTTTTGTATCTAAAATGCAAAATTTGGACAAACAAAAAGAAGTGGTTTTTACGCCACTTCTTTTTTATGTTTAATCCCATATAAGTTATAGTCACCATTTTTATCTTCTATGAGGGTAGGTGTTTTCTCACTAATTCGTACCAGTTTATTCAACGTAGTACATTTTACTTCCAACAATCCTTGTAAGATGTAATCTATGTATTTCTGCGTATCTTTACCTGTAAGCAGCGTATACAATGTCGGCTGATTCATCTTTTTATATTGTTCCATATCATCTATAAAATTTTCGATTATCAACTGACGCTTCTTAATATACTGGCTCTTGCCTTGCGTCTTTTTCACTTCACTTAATTTAGCATCTTCTTTTGCCCTATCTTCACATACCTTTGTAATTGCCTTGATTTTCTCCCAATCAATATCTCTTTTCTTAATATCTGGCTTGTTTAAGATGCTCTCTAATGCTAATGGTTTATCATTCTCTATGACCAGTTCTTTATAGGCAATTTCGTCTCCAATCATATCCAACGTAGTGTTATAATATCTATATGTCTTTTTGCTATCATGTCTACTTTTTCTACTCAGTTCTCTAAAGAACTTTGGATATTCTATTTTGCCTTGTTTATTCCTGTATTTCTTTCTGATCTTCTCTAACTCTGTTTTGTTATCAACCTTTAGACTTTTCTTTGCTTTATCAATTTCAAGACCTGACATAACACTCAACTGGCAGATGTCCTTGTATAACTTTTTAATATAAATCTCATTTGATTTCGCTTGATTCATCTCATTCCATAACTTACTGTTAAGCACCTGTGAGAGATTAACAATTTCTCCTATGAGATTTTCGCTTGTCTTATAATCTAGGTCTGATAAGTTCTCGCTTGTATAGTCCTGTTCCAGTGGATCAGGTTCAATATCTGTTGTGGGAACGAGGAATTTATCATAATTATCTTTTGCTGCATCCAACATTATGTCATTATCTACCAACATAATCTGGTCTGAATCCATATCCATTCCCGAACATCTCTGCAATGTGTTCTCTCCTACAGAATTGATTACCACAATATTATCTGTCAAGTTGATATAGTCTGTGAGATGTTTTCCGTTTGATAGTTCCACATCATGCAGATTATTTGGAAGATAAATATTTCCTGCGCAAATGTGCGGACTTCTGCAAGCCAGTAATTGTTTTTCATCAAATGCTGTGGAAATTATTGTTTTTTCTCCTACTACCGTTGTCTCTGGTTCATATTTACCAATCGCTGCCTGGAGCATCTCTATTGGATTTCCAAGTACAGTAGCATATGTGCCATTAACAAGTATTCTTCCACATTTTATATCTGACCTTATATCTTCAAGTATTCGCTTTGCAAGCACCTGATACATCTCTGTATTCTTAAAATTCTCATTCAGTTTCATCATCTTATGAATAATATCGGCTTTTACATTCATCATCAAGTCGTTATCTTCATCATCTGAATGCACTTCACAATAGTGATACATTGCTATTGGGTCTGTCCTTAGCAGTTCGAGATATTCAAGTGTTGGCTCTAATAATTTTTTGATTTTTTCTTTTGCAATCTGAAGGGTATTTAAAATTTGATAGTGCGTTCTTACTAATCTGCCGCCAAAATATTTTGTAGGTTTTTCATATTTGACAATTCCAAATGGCTTGTTGTGTTTGGTAATCTGTGCCAACCAATCATTGAACCATTTATCTTTCTTACCAAACTTGCAATATTTGATACTGCTCGGAGTGGTAATGAGTTTAATATCCTCAATTTTGGTTGCAACTGTTTGTCCATTTAATTGCGAAATCTCTGTTATTCTATTGTCTTTAAACCATTGTTGGAGATTCGTGTTGAAACAACAAGATTTGAAGAATTTGTGCCTTAGAAGCAACATACCTTTGTCTTTATACTCACCCATTAGGGATTTGTCGATAAGCGACTGCCCATCATGGATTTTGTTTGTGATTGTCTGTTCTTTTTCCTGAGTGAAAAGTTTTCCATCTTTTGTAGCACCAGTGTACATTACTTTTTCAGTAAATGTAGATTTCACATCATCAATCAATAATATATTTTCTGGTTTGATTTCTAAATCACCAATCTTACTTGATAATACCAATGCCCTGTATGCTTCAAATGATGCTAGATTGAGTTTTCTTTTCTTTGGCTTGATACCACAATCTGTAAATGCGTTCATACCATTAAGAAATTTCTCGTTGATAAATAAGCAGTTACCTACTCTTGCTGTATTGCCACTTCTAATCCACCTAACATAGTGTATTCCATCTAAATCGAAGCCATCATCATATATTTTATCTTTGATTGATTTTTTGGTATAACCTTTAATTTTATACTTATTGATTTTACCAGTTTTTTCATCCTTATCTTCAGGATCAGTGCTTCTAAGTTTTGAATATTTAAAAGTTACATGAATTACTTGGTCGGTTGCTTCTTTGAAACCTACTTTGAAAATTGCTTGTTCAACCATCCTGTTTTGTATAATTAGCCGTTGTAGTTCGTCTAATCCCATTGAACATTCAAGTTTCATCTTAAATAAATTTCTCTTGCGAAGTTTTAGCGTTTTATCATTTTCTTCATCATAATAATCGTAAAACTGTGTTAGGTTACTTGGAACAACCTGTTTTGTTTTTTGGTCGTACTGCAATAAATCAGTAGCGTCCAGTGTCATAATCTTTAAGCCTTTACTCATTAAATTCCTCACTTTCTGTTTTATATTTGTTGCTTATTTTGGCTTTCAGATTTAACCCTTCACTAATATATATCGGCATAATTCACAAAATTCTTAATAGCAATTTGAAATATTCTTATGAATTATCTCCAGAACTTACATTCTGTGTTGCCTACATTGATATTATATGCGGCAATGCCAAAATTTTCAAGGGTAAAATCATAAACTTTTTCTAAAGTGCCTATTAGCCCCTTTAAAGCCGTTTAAATTTATAGATACATAAATCTCTATATAACTCATTTAAACTGCTCTATGGGCAAATTAAGGCTATTCTACAATGTTTACGGTGATAGATGCCTGTGTATAGTTTCCGTCTGTGTCAGAAGCATTGAGTGTAAATGACTGTCCGATCAAATCTTCATTATTAACCTTTATCTTAAATTTATTACCATCCAATACCGTCTGCTGAAGTTCATTTATAAAAGAACAATCTGTTATATTCCAAACAGCAGTAATCCCATCTACCACATTCTTTGTACTATCATAAAATATTGCAGAATAAGTACGATAATATCCATTTTTCAAATTTGTGTTTCCACTAATAACTGTTGTGCCAGTAGCAACAGGTGGATTAGGAACATCAGGATCACTTGAATCCGCAATAGTGATAGCAGATACACAAGTCGTATTATTACCATCTATCCATGTTGCAGTTACAGTAACATTACCTGCAGCAATCATTGTCAATAGTCCTGTGTCTGAAACAGTAGCAATATTGCTATCATTAACCGCATACGAAAGAGACGGATTGTTTACAACATTTCCATTTTTGACTGCCGTATATGTCAACTGATATGTACCAGTAGTTAAGTCCAAAGAAGTTATGCCATCATATGTTAGTGAATATGTATCTGTACTTGGCATTGCTTCTCTGGTCATATACACATAAGCAAGTCCATTGTTATAAAATGTATTGCCTACTTTATAATAGCCACCAAAATTGTAATAAGCATTACCTATTTCCATTTGCTCTGAATATGAATTTAAACCAGTATAGACAGTAACGCTACCAGAAACCATAGTGATTATACTGTTATGTGTCAATGTATATTTATCTGATATAACAGCACAAGGAACATTCACATATTTATTTTCTGCATTTATCCAAACACTAAATTGAGTATCACATCTAACTGCCATAGAAGTATAATATACATCACTTTCAATGCCGTCCTGACTAACTACAAGATATGTAGTACCTTTTAATACAAATACAGTACCTACATTTATCTGTGTGTCCTGTGCATAATAAAATCTTAATTTACCCTGTGGATTAGTACCCTTGCCATTTCTACGGAAGAATACTCTGTATGTTTTATTGCTGTCGTAATAATCAGATACAGTTATACCTTCTCTTTTCATAACGGAATTAAATTGTCTTTTGTTCGTATTAAATATATTGCTGAAATTCAAATTATCACTCCTTCCCTGTAACCATAAAGAAGAGAAAAGAATTAGTAAATCCAAGATGGAAACTCATGTAATGAGTTCCTATATCTAGTTTTCTTACTTAATTCTTCTCTCTTACTTATAAGTATGCCAACAGTATCTATTCTATCTGTATCGCTGTCATCTGATTTTGGACAACGATACCCATTTTTTAAGGGTAGTTGTCACCCTAGAAATTCATCACATTTTTATAGTGCCTTTGCTCCTGCTTTTCAGATTGTCAAGCGGGTTAAACTTCTCAAAATCCATCTGTAAATCCTGACCAAACATATTGACATATTCCTTTGTGACGGTCAGATCACTATGTCCAAGTATCTTTTGCAGACGGAACATATCACCACTGTTAAGAATCCAGTTTTTCGCAAATGTGTGTCTGAAGGTATGGCATGAAGTTTTTTCAACACCCCTTTTTCTATTGTACCTGCGTACTAACTGCTGATACGTCCTACAAGATGCCTGTTCGCCGTACTCATTGCAGAACACATAATCATCTGCTTCACCACCCCTAATCTGCAAATATCCCTGTAAAATCTCTGCCAGTGTTGCGCTCAATGGAATTATCTGCTGTTTGCGGTTCTTTGTCTTTCTGAGGATAATTACACCACTCTGGAAGTTAATATCCCCTATATGCAGGTCAAGGGCTGTGGAGATACGATTTCCAGTACCAAGCAAATAATTTTCAAATACCCATGTCTTGTAACAACTGAATGAGCAGTTATCCACATCTGGCTTCTCCAACAGGCGCACCAGTTCATCATCTGTATAGGTTTCCTTAATTTTCTTCTCTGCCTTTATCAATTGAATCTTGAATGTAGGGATATACCTATCTTCCATGCAGAAATATAAAAATGCCCTCACGCTCCGCAAATAGGAATTGATAGTAATATCGTTTGCTTCTGTATTCTCTCTCAGCCATAGTATATAATTGTCCACTGTATCTTTTGTAACGTTTGTAATCGGCTCACTCTTGTCTATGAACTCATAAAAGTGTACCATCTTCTTCTCATAGGAACTAATGGATAGGTCAGTTAGATTTTTGATTTTGCATTTCCTGATGAACAGGTCAAATGCTTCTTGAATTGACAGATTGGACTTCTTAGACATTGTGATTTTTTCCATAGGTTTACCTCACTTTCTGCGCTCTTTTTGCGACAATAGGATTAGTGCAAAAGTAAGTGAAAATCCTACGAAATAAAAAACCCTTATAACCACCACGAATGTAGTAATTATAAGGGTTTCTCCCTTTTAATGCCCAGAACCGGAATCGAACCAGTGACACGAGGATTTTCAGTCCTCTGCTCTACCAACTGAGCTATCT